TTACTTCTGCATTTTATGATGAAAGTCCGACAAGAAGATTTACGGATGATGCGATTGCTGTGACAGAACAGGAGGTCACACCGACTCAACGAATTGATCCAGACTACACAGTAGCCAGAACCGAAGATCCGATTCCTCTAGTTGATGATGTAATCGAAGCAGTCGAAAAACAATCTGATGAAGAACTGGATAACGGAATCCGAGAACTGGAAGCACAGAATCTACTGAAGGATGACGATGCCAAGGAGTTGGCACGGCTGGAAGATCTGACCACAGAACAAGCGAATCGGGAAATCGAAGAATACTATGCCAATGTTTCTTACTGTGTGATGCGTAATGGCTAAGAAAGATCCCTGTTTAAACATAGCAGTCAATGAGAAGTTCGGAGTTTCGGAAGATGTTGCCAAGGAACTGGTAGACCGTCTGAAGAAAGAGAAGGCACTGCTGCAGGGAGATCCGGAATACCAGATCAAGTTTATGCGAGCAGCAGGAGAGATGTCCAACCAGATGAAACAGGCACTAGCTTTCGCAAAACGAGCACGGAAGTCCCAGGCCATTATCAATTCAAAGTTGGATCAAAGGATCGTCAATAATCCGAAGGCAGCAGCAGAACTGGAAAAGTATTTAGTCGGTAGACAAAGTTATCGCAGACAGTCTGATGGGATCATGGAGTTGGATTCGATCTCAGGGCAACAGCAGTCCAAACGGAGAGAACGTTTAGGTCGAGTCATCCATGCTTTGGGAGTCAAAGGAGCATTTGCTCTGGCAAAGCCATCGATCATGGGCAAGTACTTTCCTTTCGGCCAGGGTCTTTTCGATGATGTGAATTTCCATCGGGATCTGGTGATTGAACTCTTTGATGTGCCGAATGGCAAACAGGGAACCAACAACACTCAGGCTCAGAAGATGGCTCAGGCCATCATTGCGGAAAAGCGAGATGTGATTGCGAGACTCCGAGCAAACGGGGTGAATATCGGTTGGCTAGCCGATCATGTGACTACACAGTATCACGATTCAGTCGCAATTCGCTCAGGTGGTTTTGAGGCAACCGGACTGTTGAGAAAAGGACTCTCGGAAGAAGAAGCCTTTCAGCGTTGGGCAAAACGTCTCTATGACCCGAATAACGAGAGACAGGGGTTACTGGACATGGACCGGACCTTCGTCAAGCCATCAGGCGAGACAGTTGTTGATCCAGATCAGAGGATGAAGTTTCTACGAGAAGTCTACAACAATATCATCTCTGGAGATCGCAAAGTTCATGAACTGGTTCCGACTGAGGCAAACGTAGGTCAGATGTCCTTGGCTTCTAAGGTCTCTCAGAGCAGACAGTTGCACTTCAGAGATGCGGATTCATGGCTAGCGTACAACAACGAGTATGGTCATCGGAACCCTGTGACTGCTGTGCTGACGGGACTAGAAAGAATTTCTGATGATCTGGAACTGATCAACCGAATGGGACCAAATCCGGATGCTGCTTTCAAGAGACTGCTGGCGAATACAGAATTGACCGCAGGAGAGAAAAACGTAATCCAGAGTCACTTTGACATGGTTTCCGGAAAAGCCTTTGAGATTGCCAATCCAACGATCCATCAGTGGGAAACCGGAATTGCTTCTCTGCAGACAATGTCCAAACTCGGTAGTGCCGTTTTCAGTGCTTTTAGCGATCCGATCTACACGGCATTTACTCGCAGTTACCACGGAGTGAACATCTTCAGTGCTTATTACGATACCTATCGTACTGCCTTACAGTCCCTGGGAAGCAAAGAAATCAAAGAATTCGGTACTCTACTCGGTCTTGGACTAGAGGGAGCAGTTGGTTCTGCAGCATCACGTTTTGCCCCAGCACGTTCAGCCACTCAGTATCTTTCCGGAGCAACCGATAATTTCTTCCGGTGGAACCTGTTGAATGGCTGGACAAACTTCATGCGCCAAGGTGCGGCTTACATGATGGCTAGAGACATGGTCAATGCGGCAAAGAAACCATGGAATCGGTTGAATGAACGTTATCGTTACGTCCTTTCTCAGTACGGAATCACAGAAGCAGATTGGGAAGCCATCAAGAAGTTACCGAGGACCAAGGTTTCTGGAATTGAAATCATTTCTCCCCATGGAGTCCGACAAGCCATTGACAACGGAGCAGTCCCACCGGATAGCGTAGCAAAAGCGAGAGAACTGGCAGACAAGGTCCAGATGTTCCTCGTTGGGGAAAACACGATGGCAGTTATTGAGCCTGGAGCACGGGAACAAGCCTTTATGCGAAGAGTCCCCTTCGGTGGAGAGGGGGCAGGAAAAGCAGGGACTGCATCCGGTATGGCCGCAAGGCTCTTCTGGCAATTTAGAGGTTTCCCGTTGTCGATGATGATACGGAACTTCCCACGGGTTGCCCAGATGGGTGCTCCTGCGATGTTTCATTTACTTCCGATGGTTGGCATCGGCTATGCCGTAAAGTCCGCTAAAGACATTTTGAAAGGCCGAGAACCACTTGATCCAAGAGACCCTGATAACATCTATAAAATTGCATACGTTGGAGTAACCCAAAGTGGCTTTGGTGGACTAGCTGCAGACTTCTTGATTAACGATGTTCGCAAGTACGGTTATGGTCTTGCCGATTTACTCGGTGGACCTACAATTAGCACAGCACAAGATGTATTTGCAGTCGGTGGAGCAACAGTCGCAGTACTGAGAGGAGATGAAGAAATCGGAGAGATCGGAGAAAGTCTCTGGCAGGTCATCCGTAACAACACTCCTTATGTCAACTTCTGGGCTTCCAGAACAGCCTTTGACTACATGATTGATTACCAAGTCCGTGAAATGTTGAATCCAGGAAGTCTTACAAGAATGCAGAATCGATTTGTCAGAGAAAACAATCAGAACTTCTTACCTGGACTGTCTCCTGCTGAAATCGTTCCGTATGGAGGATCACTATGACGGTCTCAGTACTCCGGAACAAGGTTCAGTACGGGGGGAATTCCTCGACTACTCAATTTACTGTCAATTTTCCGTACACCGAGAAGTCCCAAATCCTCGTTTTTCTGAATGACACTCTTCAGACGATCACCACGCACTACACTCTGACTGATCCGGACAGTACGGGAACCGTTACTTTTGTGACTGCTCCAGCTACTGGAACCTTGGTCACGATCCTGAGAGAAACCGACTTCCTTCAGACCACAGACTACGCAAATAACGATATTCTGGATGCTGAAACTTTAGAAGCGGCATTCGATAAATTAACGATGATGTGCCAGCAGGTAAAAAACCTTGCGGACAAGGCGATTGGATTTGACGAGACGGTCAATGACACGGATACCACTTCACTGAAACTGGCAGCAGGAACAGCAGATCTTGCCGGAAAGCTACTGGCTTTTGATTCCACGGGAGCATTCGTGACCACCCAAGAAATTGGGACATTTAGAGGTAGCGATTCTACAACTACCACAGCATCTTACGTAGTCCGAGATCTGATCAGGGATTCATCGAATGACAATGTGTACTTCACGAAAGTCAATGCTTCTGCTGGAACGTCATTAACCAATACAACGTACTTTGAACTGCTCGTTGATGTCGAGACGGTCAGAACTCTAAAGGAAGCTGCAGAGACTGCAAAGACGGGAGCAGAAACAGCCGAGACCAATGCAGAAGCAGCACTGGCTTCTTTCCAGGGACAGTACAAAACCGGAGCAACGAATCCATATTCCGGAACTCCTGATGCTGGAGATCTGTGGTATGACACTACGAATTCGATTCTAAAATACTATGTCAGTGGGACCGGATTTGAACCTGTCACTACTTCATTAGCGACTGTTTCCGGAAATTATTTAACGATTTCCAATCAAGTGATTACGGCTGGAGTGGTCCCGATTTCCCTCGGTGGCACAGGAGGGACTTCTAGTTCTGAGGCCAGAACGCTTCTGGGATTGTCTATCGGTAGTGATATCCAGGCATACAGTCTGGGGTTACAGAACATTTCTGGGTTAGCTGTCACAGACGGAAACATCATCGTAGGGAACGGGACCAGTTGGGTAGCCGAATCCGGTTCAACAGCCAGAGCAAGTCTCGGAGTTTCCATCGGATCTCAGGTACAAGCCTGGGACCAGCAGTTGGACGATATCAGTGCTCTCGCAGTCACAGACGGAAATATCATTGTCGGCAATGGCACTACCTGGGTGGCTGAATCCGGTGCTACGGCTAGAGCGTCTCTGGGTTTGACCATCGGTACTGATGTCGAAGCGTATAGTTCCACGAATGCGGATTATTCAGATACCACTGCAAACTTCACAGGGACTTTACAAAACGGTGGATCGAATGTTCTGGTAGACAGTGACATCGGAAGTACGGTCCAAGGCTATGATGCCAATACTGCCAAGCTAGATGCAACCACCAGTAACTTCACAGGCACTCTCCAGAACGGTGGTTCCAACGTAGTTGTAGACAGTGATATTGGTTCCTCGGTTCAAGCCTATGATGCAGATTTAACTTCAATCGCAGGACTGTCGAGTGCGGATGGGAACTTCATTGTTGGATCTGCAAGCGGATGGGTAGCGGAGTCAGGAGCAACCGTAAGAACATCTCTTGGTCTAGGCACAGCAGCAACTACAGCATCGACTGACTACGCTACAAGCGCCCAAGGGACTACTGCAGACAGTGCCTTACAAGATGTGGTCAGCGATACGACACCGCAGTTAGGTGGCAACCTGGATGTCAACGGGAACAGCATCGTTTCGGTTTCAGCAGGAAACATCAGTATTACTCCCGATACTACTGGTAAAATTATTCTTGACGGACTTTCTTGGCCCACGGCAGACGGGACTACCGATCAAGTATTAAAAACCGATGGTGCTGGGAATCTCAGCTTTGTCAATCAAAGTGCTTTGGTCGTTGGGACTGCAAACTACATCGAACACAGCAGTACCGTTTCTGACTCACTAGCGATCAGCGCTGGAACGAACCGGATGTATATTGGAAACACAACATTCTCAGGCAGCGGAACGATGGCAGGTTATTTAGTTATCAGTCACGGTTATGCGAATTTTACTGGGACCGTCAATGTCGACACAACAGGCACTCTTAGAATAATAGGTTAAAATGGCAGGAGAGATACAACTAAACGGGACTAGCTTTGCTAGCGAGTCAGGCGGAACGATTACAGTAAATAATGCCACGATTGGGAGTGCGGTGGTGTTTCCTGCCTTACCAGCAGATAAGGGTGCTTCGTTACAGTTAATACTGACACAATCTTTTACATCCGTTAGCAGTGTTGCGTTTGAAGATGTTTTTAGTAGTGGTTTTAGAAACTACAAATTAGTTGGAGAGGTTTCTGGGTTATCGGGAGATTTAAAATTTAGATTTTTTACATCAGGAACAACAGAATTTACTACCAGTGTTTATTCGTTTGGCGGCGCTGGGGCAGATGATACTAATACTCTGAGACAAAACAACGGAAGTGATGAGTCTTCTTGGGAATTAGACAACTTAACTGCAGATCATGTGTGTTTTGATTACACAATCTATAAGCCATTTTTAGCTTCAGACACATTTTTTTCTGGAACGAATATGTCTGAGCGAACTGCTGGATCTTTATATATTGGGATGGCTCAAGGTGGGAGTGTGGATTCAGCAACCTCATTTGCTGGTTGTAATATTTATCCATCGGCAGGAACAATAAGCGGCAACATATCTATTTATGGGATAAAAGAATGAAGAAGATAATTAATGGAATCTATGTTGATTTGACTCAGGATGAACTTGTAGATTACAAGAGCAGACTTAGTCAACACATAGCAGAAATGCCAGCAAGAGCATTAAACTTACTCAGAGAACAACGCAACCAACTATTAGCACAAACCGATTGGCGAATGGTATCCGACTACCCAGGTGCTAATCAGACCGAGTGGCAGACCTACAGACAGGCGCTTAGGGACATCACCACCCAGACACCATCACTGGATTCAAACGGACAACTCACAGGGGTTAACTGGCCCACACCACCTAACGACTAACCAGGCCGAGCAATGCCAGCAGAAGCAACAGGAATAGTATCGATAATCAATGAGGTTGGAGTAGTGACTGCTGCCCTGTGCTTTTCTGCATGGCTTGTGGTTTATCTCCTCAAAGGATTCGAGCGAGAGCGGACCCAGTGGTTGACCAAAGATGACCTCGCAGACCAGGAATTACGACTCTTGATGAAGGAGTCAAATCAGGCACTTACTGGAGTTTTAAAAGAAACGAACAGTACACTACTGGAAATGAAAATTGCAATTACCAAACTAGAGGAGTCGATCAATAAAGGAACTCGGTGAAACTCCTGCTCCCCCTGTTACTTCTTGCTACTACGATCTCTGCTACCGAGTTGGAGTACAAAACTCATTATCTGTTTGTTTGGACAGGCAACTGTACGAGTAGGATGATCCCGAATTATGAGAGACAGGGAATGCCGTGGAATTTTGCGTTCAGTATGGCTTCTCAGGGGTGCAGTTGTGTCATCGATAAGTTCCGAGAGAACTACACTCATGATCAGTTGCTGGCCCTTAGTGATTTAGAACGAGAAGAACAGTCTCTCTACTATGCCCAGGTCTGCAGTGGAATTACTCAGGAGTTATAAATGGAAGAATTATTCAATCTTGCTTTAGAAACTGGATTTCTGGAAATGGGTCTGGTTGCCCTCGGTGCTCCAGCAGGATTGGTCTTCGGAGTCAAAATGTTCAAACGGATGAAGAAATGATCGAAACTCGGAACTTCAAACATAGAGAACTCAGTTGTAATTGTTGTGGTGGGAACCAGATGAACGTAGCTTTCTTAGAAAAACTACAGTTGATCCGAGATGAATATCAGCAACCGATGGTCATTAGTTCTGCCTACAGATGTCCACGTTATAACGATGAGATTTCATCCACTGGACCCACTGGACCACATACCACAGGAAGAGCCGTAGACATTCTGATCTACGGTCAGGAAGCCTATGAACTCATGAAACTTTGTCTCAAGTACGGAATGACCGGACTCGGATTTAAGATGAAAGGACCGAGATCAACTAGATTTCTTCACTGTGACGATTTAACCAATACTGCGAAGTCTCCCCGTCCCTGGATCTGGTCTTACTGATCTTTCTGTACTAGTCGTAACAGTTTATCTATCTTTTCCTCTAACGACTGAAAATCCGTGTGTCGCAGGTTCGATTCCCGCTCTGGCCACTTCATCGTTTTTGTAACATCCTCTGTATCCTCTCTGTAAATTCCTAACGAATTCACCAATTCTTGTAGCGGCAAATGAGTCGTATTCAGATAGAGTTCTGTAGTCGATAAACGTTCATGTCGTAGCAGATGTTGCACGTGTACCGGATTCATATTTCCGGACAATAGTTCAGTAGCAACACTGGCTCTATAACCATGGAGTGGTTTCGGTCCATCTAAATCAATAGACTTCTGAAACTTTCTCATCGAATACGTTAAATGACTCAGTTCTTTAAAATGGTGATCCAAGTAATTAGTTTCCCCCTCATGTTTTTCGATCTGTAAAAACTCCAGTAGCTTCGGATGTATCGGGAGAATGGAGTCTTGTTTATTCTTTGTGGTCCAATCGTCCTTTCCTTCGATACGGATTCCAGATCCGATATCTGACCAGTTCAAATGAAAAAGTTCTCCTGCTCGCATTCCGGTATATCTGAGCATGTAATGAGTTCTCCGAAGAATTTGATATCTCCGTGATCGTTGTGCTCTATGGTTGAGAATGGTTTCGATGATCTCCAGTTGATGACTCGTCCAGACCTTCGGGATCTTCTTGTTCACTTTCAGCATCGGCACATAGAATTTCTGATGATTTAAATATTTATGACACCAGTTCAAATATGCCTTCAGTGATCGTAAATGAGAATTGATTGAGCCATCGGATAGTCCTTCGGACCGGAGATGATCGACAAAGTCCTTAAAAGTTTCGTAAGTAATGGAATCGGATGTCGAGAAGGCTTGCCATCGGGCTAATTGAGGTCGATAGGTATCAACAGTCCTCTGAGAACGATAGGTCCGTAGATAGTCGATATATTGATCAATCATAACGCTTTCACCAATCTGACTACTCTTCCAACGATAATGAACCCGTCACTATCATCAGCCGTAATCGTGAGATCTTTGTAGATCGGATTATCAGAAACGATCCGGTATTCATCCTGAGCTACCCGTTGCACCCGTTTGACATGGAGAGACTCCCAGAGTCTCAGAACATAGACTCCGTCACCGAGAAATCCGCTATTCATGTGAACGAGAATCGTATCTCCGGAACCCATCAGTGGAGACATGCTGTCACCGACTACGGTAATGAAGGCTAAGTTCTGATCTGGTAGCTTCGGTAGCCACTCGGTAATCACAGAGATCGTCTCTCCGTTTTCATCGGTAGTCAGCGTTCCTGATCCACCACTAGCTTCGGTATCGAACTTTCGGATCAGCCGATAGTTGTCATCTCTGATTGATTCCTGATCACTTGTTCCGATCAACCAGTCTTCTTCCAAATCAAAGGCTTTAGCGATCTGTGCTCCCATGTACAACAAGCTATCATGCTGTTTTCCTTGAAGAACCCTGCTGACCTTTGACCTGTCCCATCCAATAGAATCTGCAATTTGTTGCTGACTATAACCTCCCTGTTGTTGCCAGTTTCTTAATTTTTCTAATGAACTGATCATTTTATTGTTGCATCCTCTCTGAATGTGTGAGAAAACCTGATCACCGTAATCAAACAGTTGATCGTTAACGGTTAGAACATGGAGTACAATGCAAGAAAGCAACCTTCTCAATACCACTCAGGCCGCCAAGGCTCTTGGGGTCAGTGTCGATCAGATACGAAGAATGATCAGTAATGGTCAGATCAAGAGTATCCAGACTCACGATAGATCCCCTCATTTAATTCCCACTGCAGAAATCCTCCGGAACACAGTGATCAAACCGAGAAGTTCAAGAATGAGCTTCGATGAATACTGTGAACTGGATGGACTGAATGCCTCGCTAATCAAACGACTGAACAAGTCTTTGAATCATTACCTCAGTACTCCGTCAGATCCGTCTCCAGCCATGGCAAAAGGAACCGCCATTCATGACAGCATTGAACTGCGACTAGCCGGAAAATCTTTCGGTGACAAGTACGTGATTGCGCCCAATGTGGACAGGAGAACGAAGGCAGGACGAGAGGAATACGATCAGTTTGTAGCAGAAGAAAAAAGAACGGTACTCAAGAAGGAAGATTACGAAGACGTAGTTCTGATGACCGAGTCAGTTTTCAGACATCCAGAGTTTTGGAGAATTATTCCGAATGCAGAAGTAGAACAGGTGATCACCTGGGAAGAGAACGGTATCCGAGCAAAAGCGAGACTTGATTACAGTGACGAGGGACAGCACCTCGTTGTGGATCTGAAGAGTGCTCAGGATGCTTCACCCTACGGATTTAAAAAAGCAGTCACACGGTATCAATACGACATCCAGGCCAACTGGTATCGAAGAGCCTATCAATCTGTTTCCGGTCACTACCCAGAGTTTTTATTTTTAGTAGTCGAAAACACCGCACCCTACAACGTAGCTCTTTACAAACTATCCGATGAATTGATGCACACCGCAGAATTTAAGATCAATCAAGCAGTCGAATTATACAAACAGTATCTCTCCGGAGAGATCTATAGCCAGGGTTACCATGAGGACGTAATGGAGTTGTCATGAAGCAGTGCAAACTATGCCAGAAGGAGATGCTGGTAACAGCCAATAACCAGAAGTACTGCCACTCTCCGTGTACATATAAAATGTACGAACGGAAGCAAGCGAGGAAACTGAAACCCAGAAACTGTGTGATCTGTAGCCAACCCTTTCAGCCGATATCTGCGATCAACGTCTACTGCTCCAAGGACTGTCAGAAGATTGGGAGCAAGAAGTTCTATGACCAGTACCTATTGAAGAGACGAGAGGAACGTTGGGAGGTACTGAAGAACAGACCAGAGAAAACCTGTGCCTATCGGCACTGTAACCGGAAGTTCAAAGATGTTCATCCAAACAAACGCTTCTGTAGCACGATCTGTCAGAGAGGGAACGAAAGAGTAGTTGAAAACGAAAAGTGGTTGAACAGAAAAAAGGTCCATTGTGCAGTATCAACTTGTTCCAAGCTATTCATTCAGAAGAACTCCAACCAGATCTACTGTAGCCATCAGTGCAAACAATTAGTCAGAAACTTTCGGGACCGAGAACGATACAAACAGAATCCGAATAGGCCATGTAGCCGATGTAAACAACGGGTTCTATCAAGGAATTCCAAGGCGAAGATTTGTGATCGATGTTCCAAGGATCTTCAGCAGATCAAAATGAACCGACAGAAGTTCAATGCACCGGAATCCGACATCATCTTTGAACCGGAGAGCAACGACTTCTTCAGCAGTCCTTGGACCCGTTTACAGAAAAGACATTTCATCGATCTGGAACCGACCGACTCTTCCGTAGAGTCATCGGATTTTAAGGATCAAATTCAAAACTATTTAAAGAAAGGAGGAAAGATTACGAAGCTATCAGTCGGTTTCTGTCACTCACCCATTACCATGGAGCAGTAATGATCAGTTTAGACAAAGCAAAATCACTGATGAAAGGACCGAACTATATGGAGGAAATGGTCATGGAGACACTCAAAGCCTCTGATCTCTCGTTAATACCGGAGAATACGGAAGTAGATTGGGACGATGAAGAACTACTGGAAGCCTTCCAGATTGCTCAGTCACAGATTCATTTGAAAAACTATCGTCTAGCGAATTCCGTTCTCCTTTTTTGTCACCGATTACTAAAGGAAAGATATGAGTGAAAACATTTTGAAGATCACAGAAGACTTAACGACTTCACTGGATACCCAGGAACTCGACAAGGCACTAGCCAAAGTAAAAGAAGAGATGAGTGCTCTCGTAGAAAAGGACGGAACCAATCCCCATTTTAGAAACAGTTTTACTTCTCTGTCCGCTTTGTTGAAAGCAGCAACTCCGGTACTCGCTAAACATGGACTCTCTCTTCAGCAGCATCCAACGAGTTCTAAGTTAGTATCCAGACTGTCTCACAGCAGTGGTCAATGGATCGTATCAGAGTATTCGTTGCCAACACACAAGGATGATCCCCAGGGTGACGGTTCAGCAATCACATATGCCCGAAGATACTGCTACCAGAGCATTCTGGGTCTAGCTGGAGACATGGATGACGATGGGAATGCTTCTATGCCTTCTGGACCACCGATGCCGAGAACAGGAGTGAAACGATGATCGAAGGATATTTAGAAGACATGATCATGGAAAGAAAAGTCGGAGTCTCAATACAAGAGATTCAGAATCTTTATAGCGTGATGACTTGGCAAGTGTATCTGCGATTACTGCAGGAAGACAAAAGGGACTCGGTTCCGGCTGATCTAGTGGAAGCTGCAGAACGTTATGTCATTGCTTTCAACACATGGGATCAACAACGAAATCTAGAGGACTGAATGTTACCACAACTATCACTCGTGGAAGATGATTTTCTATCAACAATTCGCAAGGTTTCCAGAGATGGATACTGTCGATTACACATTGATCCAAGTGACGCAAAGTCTTTATTGGTAAAAAACACGAACAACCGGAAACTCCGACAAACCGTAGTCGATTACTATGCGAATGAAATGATCAATGGGAATTGGATAGACAACGGAGATCCGATCCGGATTGCACGGTCAGGACGATTACTGAATGGACAGCATCGGTTATCTGCACTGGTCAAGGCAGGAGTAACGCTACCG